TCCAAGCTATTACCTGACTGGTCATACCAAGTCTCTACAAAGCCGTTCACTGAGTTATCAAAGGCAGGGATACCAGAGATGCTGTAGTGTTCACCCATATTAGCTTCAATGGCTGTGCGATTGTCTGTTTGGTCAGATGCGTAGATGATAATTTCTTTCGTCTTGCCGTTATAAAGATTACCTCCAGAATTGTTAGCACCAATAGTAAGTTCAGCTGCATTGACTGAGCCAACAGACGATAAGTCAGTTGGGCTACTAATAGTCACTGAAGAACCATTTTTAAATGCCTCAACAATTTGATCAGTATCTCTATCAACAAGATTTGTATAAAGAACTTCAGTGCCTGTGCTAAGACTTGCGCTTTGAGTGTCACCATTTGTTCCAGTTCCTCCAGAATCTTTGTAATACAATCTTGGATTAGTAGTTGATACAAATTCAATACCTGGAGTTGCAGACCTAGTGTTTAAAAAACGGGGATTGCCAGATAAATCACTAGGATTCATTACTGTAAAGAAAGCTAAAGAATTGGATCCGAACGCATCAAAGTTAGCTGTGGTTTGAAGAAAGTCATCTGACCCATCAAATACTAATTCATTTAGCAAAGAACCAGAGCTTACAATCTTAGGTTGGTTCGCAGCAGTTGCTTGAGTTACGTGATTACCTGTTGCTGTATCTCCTGCTTGCGTGGTTACACTTTGGTCATACCAAGTTTTAACGAAGCCATCTTGGTCTTGTCCTGTAAACAGAGCAGGACTTCCATTAACAGCAGAAGCATTATTACTTCCTACTAAATCTTGCCAATCAGAAAGGGTGTTTCCGTATCCGTTATAGCTATGGTTAATTGTTCCGTTGCCATTTGTATCAATTCTTATACTATGAATGACTCCTTTTCCAAACTGCCCTCTAGCTTTTCCAAAAGAGTTAACAGTAAAAGTTTCACTAGTAGTAATTTCATTTGAAATTAAAGTATCACTTTCATTATACATACCAATCTTACCAGAAACTCGCTTAAATTTTACAGTGTGTTCTTCACCGTATTTTAAATTTGAAGTTAAATTTAGTGTAAAACCAGAAGTAGCAAGATTACCCTTAAAACTTTCTATCTCATTGTTACCAGACGCAGCTAGGAATATTACAGACTTTTTACCTAGCATTCGTTGATTTTTTACAGTAACAACTAATGAAAATTGAATTGAAAAATCTCCAGTTAAATCAATGTCACTTGTAAGATCAACCTCATCATTTGAACCATCGAAGTAAGCCCTGCTGTTTAAAAGAGATTTAGTGTTACCTAAAACAAAATCTACAAGCGTCCCGTCACTAACCTCATCTGCTGTAAATGATTTAATGTCGCCTGTTACGCTTCTTACTTGGCATACAAATTTACCTGATGTATCGCCATCAGTATCGCCACTTGATGTTACAGTAGCCTGGCGTGTCCCTAGACTACGCAGTGAGTAAGCGGCCTTGGCAATAAGGAAGTCACCATCACGACCCGTTGCGGTCAGTGCCTGTATGTCCAGAGGTGCTGTTACCTGTGTATTTACAAAGTCAACCAATGCACCAGAGGATACCTCAGACGCTGTGAAGTCCCGTTCATTGTTGTCGCTTTCTCTGCGGACACGCACAACCTTGGGATCACCACCAGTAAGACTGCGGAGACTGTATGCTGCCGTAGGAGCAGCTATCGAACTGATAGTCTCTCCTACTTGGTTCAGCCTTCTCTGCTGACCCAGGGCTGAGTCAAGGCTAATGTGCATATTAGACCCTGTGTAGTTGCACTAAGCTACCAGCACCACTTACGGTTACGGAAGTAAAGTTGCCATATATAATTGTACCTGCTCCAAAGGATGTAAGGAGGTCAGCAGAATTTTCTACATTAGTAGCTGTTAGTGCAGAGAGAGTTGAATCCTTTAGGAACTGAATAGCTCCAAACTTACCAGCGGTTGCACCGTCAGCAGCATTGATTACGATTGAACCTACGGAGCTAAACTCCAGTGCGTTATTTCTTGAACTTGCCATAGTTGTGTATTATATCACAGGGGGTTATTATCGGGACTGCCGATTTACATAAGTGGAGAACCGCTTATTTACGGTATTGTTATTAGAGATTATATCAACCTTTTCTAGTTCTAGGGCTAAGGCAACGGTGGCTGTATTTTCTTCAGCAAGTGCCTTGTCGGTCTGACCGTCCATACGCAGGAAGTCAGCATAGGTTGCGTGAGCAAGGTAAGCAAAAAACTCTGCAGGAACCTCAACTGTGCTACCGGTAAAGTCTGATACGGCTGATCCTGTTACAGTAAATGGAGTGAACTGCTTTTTGTACGTAACAAACGCTGAGTTGTCAGTTGTACTAGTAATATTTAAAATATTAGCACCATCGAAGTCCACAAAGAACTCGTACTCAATAGCGGACTGATTTAGAAATGCTTTTTTGCGATGAATGCGATTAAAACTACCAATAGTATTTTTGCCTGTCTGTGCATACGGAATTAGTTGTTTATCAACAATTAATGGAGTGCCAGATAGATTAGCAGTTGTTAAAGTCCAAGTATCAACCTCAGAAGGGTTATCTTTCTTTTGACTATCAGCCTCTACTAAAAGTGTAACTGCAACACCAGAACCTGCTTGTACAGAAATTGTACCATCTGAATTTATAGAAATATTACCACTGCCTTCTATTTCCCACCGATTCGTGCTTGTTCTTTTGTATATGACAGTTGTATCAGAAGTTCCTAAAGAAGCATTGTAATAAACATTAGTTCCAGCTACTGCTCCATTTGCTCCATCATCTTGTCCGAGCAAAATATAGTTTCCATTTACTACAGACGAGGAGTCCGATGAGGTTCCTGCCCCTAGGCCGCTGATATTTAATGAAATAATGTTACGCTCCTCAGAAGTAACTAAGTATCGAGGCCAGATTGGACTCTCGTTAAATGCTTGTAAGAATCTGCGGTTAATCAGATTAGCCACATCATCTGCTTCCGTAGGAGCAAAGGATCCAACACCAGCCAGGGATTGAATTAACTTAAAAAGATCGCCATAGGTTCTGGTCTGCATTAGATTTTATTTGGGCTAAGTTCTGGGAACTTCTTATTGTAGTACTTTAAAAATTCTTTAGAATGCACGGTATCTTGACCGTACTTCTTAATTAGTCGAAAGTATTCTCTTGGTGGAATACTAGCAACTGGTTTGCCAAGAACTGGGTGAACTGTCCCCTTCAATTTCTTAGCTTCTTTGGCTGCCGCAGCAACTCTTTTGTGTTCTGTCTCACGCTCTAATTTAAAGCCATTCTTGATTTCACGCATAAAAGCACGATCAATCTCTCCATCAGAGTACCGCTTTAACTTAGGAATGATTACGTCCATAATTAAAAGTCGGGGGCCGAAGCCCCCAACTAGAATTAATTATTACGCGAATGAACCAAGGTCAATGATACGTAATGCGATAACAATGTTACCAGCAGTCAAATCACCTGTAGTTCCGTTAACTTCAGCAAGAACTGAAGTCTCAGCTTGGAATCCTACAGCTTGTGATTGATTGCCAGTGAATCCATCACCAGAATTAAATACTGGTGCAGACATTGCATCAACATCAAGAGCATCAATGAACTCATCAGGATCACCACCTGTTGTGCCTACATCAAGAGTGATGTCAGTAGCACCTGCAAGTGCAGTGGACTCAAAAACACCAGCCAACTCTACAGCACCACCAGCAGGGATGGTTGCAATAGGAAGTTGTGTAGCAGTGCTAAGAGACTCTCCTGTGAATGGATTAGTTCCTGTCTTAATATCATTTAGATCAGAGAAGCTAAGTGATATGACGTGAGTGTAGCCAGAAGTACCGGCTTCGTTTACTGTTAATTTAGCCATATTGGTATATCTCCTTTAGTTTAGGTTACGTCTTGGATAACACCGTGTGCGCCTGGGTGATAAACACCAAGGGTCAAAGCGCAATCAACAAAACCACGCTCGCCACCACCAAGATTTGGAAGGCGAGTGCTTCCCATAGGGATAAGCTCATGAACACCGTAGTACTCAGGATTGACGATATAGCCAGAACCTGTTGTTGTGTTACCGCCGAAGTTAGGCGCACAGTCAGGGTTTTGGTTAACGATTGAAACAACACCGTGATCGGACTCGTAGAGGTCAACAGATAGCTTGATGCTACCGCTGTTGCCATCGTAGTTTACAGAACGAATTTGTTCTGCTGCACCTGCACTTGTACGAGCAAAGTCAGCTATTACGCGGCGTAGACCAGTGTCAGCAACAAGCATAAGGTTGTTAGCAGAACCAGTTACACGGAAGATAGAACTGATGATGTCGTTAAGTGCTGATTCGCTAAATGGCGTAGCATTAGCTTCAGTAGTTGTGTAGATGCTATCAGCAGGTGTGCGATAAGCAGCGGGAACGTCAGAAGGACCAGCAGAATCAAGGAAATCACCAAGACCACGAAGTGCATTTGCTGTACCAGCACCATCTTCTGTGGCTTTGTCTTGAGTTCCAGCAAGTGTAGCTTCGACATCACGTTTTAGTTCACGGATAGCTTTAGCTTCAGCTTGTGCGATTTTAGCAGGACCTACGGAATCAACTGCTTCTTGCAGATCAGAAACCATGTAGTCACGACGGAATTTTTGGATGCGATTGCTAAGACGAGCGCGACTTGCAAACTTGTCCGTGAATGCTGAAACGTCAGCACCTTCCGAAATACCTGCAGTTACAGGTGCAGAAAGGCTGTCAACAGTCCACTCAACATTAGTTGCAGATGCACGTTCTTTATTAGCAGACGAAAGGATAGGAGTCTCTTCAGGCGCAAGAATGGTCAAGACATCAGTCAAGTCCTCACGATTGGAGACAGCCGATCCTGTATTTGTAGTATCGAATGTATTTGAGAATGCCATTTTATTTAATGATTATGAGTTATCGGCGCGAGGCCATTTGTAGTTTTCTAAGTGCGGCAAAATCACGAGCGTTACCCGATTTTTGAAATTGACTTTGCAGTTCCTTGAGTGCCTTTGCAGTTCTTGATTGAGACGTAGAAGCATTTGCATTACTTGTTGTCGCACCCTTGGGTGGTGTAAGTTTCATGCTTGGCTTACTTTCGGCTACTGGTTTACGACCATAGATACTGTTTGCTGCGTGAGCGAACCAGTAATCTAGTTGACCCGCAACATCCGGAGCTTCCTTTGCCACGATCTCTTTCATCTTTTGAAAACGAGCATCGTTCACTGTAGCTTCGTATTGTTTGCGTACATCATTGTCTTCACCTTCTAGCCAGGATAGCTCTTCTTTCGCTCTCTGTTTGAAAGCAACTTCCATATTTGCAGCCGTTTCTTTGGCTTGTATTTTAGAAAGTTGATCAGGAAGAAAGGTTTTTTGAGCCTTGCGCGCCTGTAGTAAAGATTTACGAACTTCTGCCTTGGTCATCTCTTTGCCTTCGATCTCAGTAATGACATCGTCAGCCGCATAGTCAGCACCTTCAAAAAGAAGGTCCTCAGCCCAGTTGACTATTTGCTCTACCTCTTCGGCCTTAGCTTGAAGGCTCTCGATAGAATCTAAATCCCCAAATGGGTTATTTTCTACTTTCTTTTTTGACTCAAGGGGATCTCGCTGTTGAAGCGAAGCCTCTAGTTTAGCCAGCTTTTCTTCTGCAGCCTTTCGCCTTGCGGTAAGTTCCCCAAAACGAGCTACAGCTTTACTGCCTAACTTATCAGCTAGTTCCCGTAATTCTTCTTCGGACGCGTTGTCCAAATCAATCTGTGAAAGAACATCCTCGGATGTTGATTTAACTTCTGTTTCACCTTCTTCGACCTCTTGAGTTTCTTGAGTTTCCTCAGTCTCCTCAATGACCTCTTCGGGTGTCTCTTCCGTTGGCTCTTCGGCAACTGGTTCGGACTCAGCCTCAACATTTTGTTGAGCCTTCATCTCGCCCAATCGACGATTTGCAAAATCCGTTACGGATATATTAGTATTGTCCACTGGTATTTGGTCTGCCCCAGAGTCAGCAGTCGTGATTTCATCTGTCATAAGTTCCACTCATTTACGCCGAGAGATTGCGATACGTTAATATAACATAGGTGAACAGTTGTTGTTCAGCCTAGAAATGTTCACGGTGCCGGACACTGAGTTCCTGCCAGCTTGATAGTTGTAAAAGCTGATCGTAGGTGATGATCCGTCCGGATATTTGTTGAATGTTTTCGCTAGTTGCTTCGTGCAGTTCCTCGATAGCCTCTTCTCTGAGGTCATGCACCATCTTCATAAATCTAGCAAAAGCCTCGTAGTTGTGAAGTGTTTTTATATCGTCTTGGATATTCATATTATTTTGCAGCAGAACGCATTACGTTTACCATTCTAGGACCTCTGGACTTTACTTGCTTGTACCAGTTGCTGTCAACCATTTCATCAGCCGCCATATTGTAGTCATTGTTCATAAGACCCTTCTTCATTTCTACGAATTTATTTAGCTTCGTTAGACCAAGATTGAATGCCATGTCGACTAGCGTCATCTTGACAGCTTCTGGTCTTTTGGCAAAGTTAGGATCATAGGACTGAGCGTCCTTGAATGCTTGGGTAAGGCTGTGGTTATAAAGGGTTTTTGTTTCCCTGTCAGTAAGCTCTCGACCAGCAAATAACTCATTGATATCAATGCCCTGCTGCTTGAGGAACTTGCGGTTCCCAGCATCTTCT